TTGGCGTCTACCTTGTAATCTCCACAGCTAGTTGTTGGGCGCATATGAAGGTTGTAGCACTTCATGGCGTCTTCGTGGAAGTTAGATTTTGTGTCGTAGAAGTTGGTGCCGAACACGTCAAGGCCTGAGGAACCTTCGCTAATTTGCTTGAGGACCTCTTGTTTTACGTCTGGGCGTGCCCAGTATTTGAGGGGAAACTTTATAAGTAGCCCGAGATGAGGCTCAGGCTTTTGATGCTTCTCTACGGCTACCTGTAAAACGGTATCGTAATCAGCTGGGCCGTCAAAATCGGGAAGCTCGTCGATAGACTTGCAGGTACGGCAAACAAGCAGACGAATCTGCTGTTCATTACGCTCTTTTTCGGCAAGGGCCTTGAGGTCTACCGCCAATTTATGCTCCTAATAATAGTCTAGTTAATGCAAATAGTATAACAGGTTTTAGAACTCGGCTGAACTCCATGGGACGCTGTTGCCAGATGGCATACGAGTATCCTTGTTGGTTGCAGCTACTGAGCCGCGACCATTGACATTGGAATCTGCTGCAGATGGGCGGATGCCATGAGCTGCAAAGGATGAGGCTGTGTGATGTGCACAATCTCCCTCGCACTTTAGGCTTTCAGAATCTGCTGGTACGGTGCGCTTGCAGTCTGGGCCAACGCAGGGGACCTGCAAACCTTTGAGATGTGCAACAGGAACTCCAGCAAGTGAATCGTGAATCTTAGTCTTTAGACCATTGGCAGTTGCTAGTGCGCGAGGATGTGGGTCAGTCATGTGACCTGTCCACTTTTGAGTGTCGCGGTAAGCGGCTGTAATAATCTTGTTAGTATGGAAACGTACCTTTGGGTCTTCAGCGGCCTCTGTTACTGAGCGTTGTGCCTCTGCGGCACGGCCTGAACGAGCTGAGCGGCCACCACGTAAACCCGAGGTTTTTCCAGCAGAATCAGCTTTAACCATATTAGGTTGTTCGGTAGCAAGTTCTGGGAAGTTTTGACGGTCTTGACGCAAGCTAGCGCTCTTGAACATTGGGTTGTTGCGACCACCCTTGAGTACAGTGGCCTCTTCAATTTCATTGCCAGCTTGGACTCCGCGGCGTGCTGCCTCTGGGTCTGGTGACTCTGCAATCATGCGCTCAACTCGTGAGTTGGTGTCCTTCTTAATAGCTTTACCAAGTGATGAAACGCCTTTTGCTTTAGCAGTTGTCTTAGCAAATGGTGTCTGCTTAATATTGCCAGCTGGAATAACAGGCTTGTTAGCAGATTCTTTTCCACTAACAGTGGTCGCGCTTTCGCGCTGTGACTTAGCTTCTGCCTTACGATTAGCTAGTTCTTCTGCTTTCTTGCCAAAGGTAAATGTAGGTGAAGCTGGCTTCTCTGTCTTCTTAGGCGCTACGGCCTTCTTTGCTGCCATTAGTATGCCTCCTTGTCGTACACGTCTGATACAACGTGCGGCTGGCCAGTGTATGCAACGCGGGACTCTCCGACCTTGCCGATTACGTTGCCGAATCTAGGGTCTGATGAAACGTGCTCCCAGCCAGTAGCTTTTCCTAGCGCCGCCATCTTGTCTTGATGTGCTGCAATAGTGCGCTTGGGGTCATTGGCGCGGTCTTTAATTGGCTTCATATTAGTTACCTGCTGGGTTTACTTTGTTAGGTTCTTCGCTGTTGACGAAACCATAATTCCAATATGGATGTAGGCCAGCACGGTTCTTGACCACGTCTTGGTCACCCATGCCTGGGGCTACTGTTGTATTAGGACGGCGCTTGCGATATTTACCGTCTGTCGCGCCTTCTTCAAGCGAAACGTTCTCCGACATAGCTTTACGAACGGTCATGCCATCCGTCCTTTCATATGTTTTACCGCCTTGCGCTTGGTGCAAGATGGACAAAGTTCTGAGTACAACGCATCCTGTGGATGAAGCTGGTAACCACAGTTCTTACAATTCTTTGAGCCGTTGTACATTGTGTTCTTTAACGACTGCTGTGTGGCGTAGTCAACGTCTTCGCTGCCATACATGCCGTCACCTGTTGAGTCAGTCATTAATCCTGATGCCATTAAATGCTCACTCCTAAGTCGTTACGGCTGGATGACTCCGTCGCATTAGGCGTCTGGCTGTAATCAGATTCGACACGCTGTTGCGCTGGAGCTCTTCCAGGTAACTCAATTATGTCCTTAATGCCGATTTCTGTAGTGGTATACCCGTATTTCGGTGGGAATAACTCCACTTGAGGCAATGGGGGACGTACAAAATTCTGCAAATCGGCGCCCTGCATGGTCTGTGATGCCAATGCTTGGGTAAGTAGGCGCTCTTGATTGCTAGGAAATGGTCCTAGATATTGCTGGGGTGGATAAGCTGCCTCTGGTGGAGCTACCCAAGGCTTGCGTGAATAAACGCCATCGGCCATGTTTGGCATGTTAGCTCCACTGCGGACGTAGGCGTGAGAACTGGTCTACACGGCGTGGATTAATCTCACCTGGTGAAGTGCTACGCAGGTTTGCTTTACCATCGTTAGGCAAATGTGGAGCAGGGGTGAGGCGGATGTTCTCTGAATTCTTACGAGAACGAATAACGTTTCCGTCGCGTACGCCTCTCATCTGGCGCTTGATGCCACGGTCAGGTTTTAACTCTGAAGGATAATAATAATCGCCTGGGTCTACGCGCTCACCTTTGTGCACACCGCGTTGATATGAACGCTGAGCTGTGCGTGTCTTGAGACTATCCAGCATCTTGTCTGATGTGCTTGCTGGACGACCACGGTCATCACGACGTGAACGAATCGTTCCTAAGTAACCGTCTGGATATTGGGCAGAAGGTTCCTGCCCAACTCCAATGCGTAGCCAATCTAATTCGCTTCGTGCAACAGGTTGACCACCACCGCCGTAAACGGTGTTGGTTCCATACATACCACCTGCACCCAGGTTTTGTATGTTTTGATGTGACGAAGGCATAACCCCATGATACGGGGCTTGTTACTACTTCGAAGCTCTAAACTCAATTCCCTCGAAGAATGCCCAACCATCTAAGATATGGATAGGCTTAATATCAAATCGGCCGTCTTCTGTATAGAAGCAGACGCCCAATCCTTGCTGCCAGTTCTCCCAGTAACGAACAGCCTTCTCGTTAGGGGTTGTTCCGCCCTTGACTGAAGGTACTGCGCCATCTACACGGCACAGGCAACCAGGGCTAAACGCAACGCTTCGCTTCGGCTCGTCTGGGTGATGGCTTGTGTGATAGGCAATTTCCATACGATGCGTGTGCCCGAAGACTGTACTAATAGTATGGTTTTTATTGAGGTGCTGACTTGCTGTTGAGCCGTTGCTCTTGGCAATGTCACCGTGCTTGGCAATCAAGTCGCCAACAATGCGGTGCTCTCCAGCTGGATATCCGCTTGCGTAATTAACCTTGAGCTCGTCCATACGCAATAGGTGTGGAAGGCTGTTAACTGGCCAGCGGTCAATGTCCCCAGCCCGCTTTAACATCGCGGCTTGTGGGGCGTTGTTGAGCAGATACTTGTATAGGCGGCAATCGTGGTTACCCTCAAGAAATACTATTTCAGCATTTGGGGCAACTGCGCGCTGCTCTGCAAGGAACAGATATCCAGCTTGCAACGATGCTTGAAACGCGTTCTGAAACGCGGTCTCTTGCAAGTGCTTGCTGACTGACGGCATATCAATCGTGTCGCCTAGGTTTACAATTTGGTCAATGCCGTAGGTTCCTTGAACATACTGCATAATCTGGCTGTATACATCTAGTGCACGCTCATCATGGAACGGGTCAGCTACACCGTTCTCATCAATTCTAAAACCAAATTGGGTATCGGGAACAAGCAGGGCAACCTTCATATCGGTTGTCTTCTTGGTGTTCTTAGGGGCCTTGACCTCAACCTTGCTCGGTACTACTTGGCTGAAATCAATGGGGCGCTCTACATCTGAGGTTAGCAGATGCAGGAACTCGGCCCGCATGTCGGACGTTAATGTCATTTAGATTCCTTATTCTTGTAGCATGAGCAGGCTTTGACGAGGTGGTTACGCAATGAGCTAACGCTAAAGTCAACACCGTAAGTTGCTTGTAGCTTTTCTAGTAGCATGTGGCGTTGGATTTTGGCTGAGAAGACTTCCTTTTCAAAGAATTCTCGCTCATCCTTAGCAATTGTCTCTAACCATCGAGACACGGGGCAGTTCTTGGTTTTGTTTATCAGGTTGGTGAACTCAGACTTTAGTGAAGCATCCATAATCGTTTCCTTCGTGTGATGGACAGTTACGACTCTAGCCTACCATACCTTTGTAAGTTTCATAACTTTACACGACACTTTTGTAAAAATTTTTTGACAGAGCCTTGCAAGGTTCTTGAGCATCAAACGACATAGATAGACACCAATGGTCATCAATGGACAACAAAAAACCCCCGACCATAAGGCAGGGGGTTAATTGCTGGGAAAGGACTTAGTTGTAATCAGCCATTCCGCTTGAGAAGTTAGGCTGTGTGCGATTTACAGCTGGAGGAATGATTCGTCCGTTAGCCTGTGTTGCACCAGCTTCTGGCGAGGTTCCACCAGACATTTTTACGCGAATTGCGTAGCGAGCGCCTTGACGCTCACGAAGGCTTTCCTTACGTGCAGGCTTAGCTTCACGGGCTGGGTCGCCAGCTTGTGCACCCTTCTTAGGCATGAGCTTGGTGTTCTTAGAAGGTGCTGCAGAAGCGTTTTGTACGCTCTTTGTAGCGCTTTCGTCCATGGTTGGGAAAGCACTCTTTGGGGCTTTATCTGACATTTGGTTTCCTTTGCAAAGGGGGTTTATTAACTGTATCAGCCTTACAGGACAATAACGGTTAAAACCATGGCGGATATATCCCCATCGTGGCTCTGAATAGTAGTGAAGCCTGGGACGTAGGCGATATCGATGCCTCGAGGGGCTGTATACCCACGGGCGATAGCGATAGCTTTGGTGGCCTGATTAACGGCACCAGCGCCAACCGCACGAATTTTACAGGTGCGGGTCTCATAGATGGAATGGGCGATGGCCGAAGCTACGGCCTGGGGGTTAGAACCTGCTGAAACACGCAGGAATTGCTCTTCTGGAGCAGGTGTTACTTCAGACATTTAGACCTCTTATTAGACGAGTAGTAATACGGTCTAATAAGTATTACAAGCAGGCTTAAATATGTCTGTCTAAAGGGGTTGGAGCCTTGGCGTACGACCCACAGGCGGCACACTCCATGTCGGTGAAGTATGTCGCCAGCTCGAAGTCATCAAAGGATGCCTTGATATTCCAAACAAAGGAACCACAATCGCAGACATGGCGAACCTCGTCTGCATGGTCCATGTTGCCTGTGTAATCAGGCCGCAGCTCGCGGATAGGTCTCATATTAAAATCTTGAGGTGGTGAAGGCAAGCCTCGCCAAACTCGTCAAACTCCGCGCTCTCTTCATCACTGATAGGGCCGCCGTCATGGGTACAGCAGAACGGCTCGGTTATCCAACCGCGGGCTATACCGTTACGAAGCCAGATGTAGAACTCGTCTCCGTCATTCATCGTCGTCCTCATCCTCTTCGTCGTCTTCGTCAAACTCGTCTATTTCATCCCAGTCAATATCATCGTCTTCCCAGTCAATGCCGTCGACTTCAAAGTCTTCGTCAAACAGGTCCTCGTTCAGCTCATCCATGATTAGTCTCCTAGGTAGAAGGTGTAGTCGTTAATTATTTCTAATGCGTGGCGGAATTTCTCAGGCAAGTCATCAGACTCTAAAACTAGGCTGAGCAGCTCTCGGACACGCTCATGGTAGTACTTGGTCTGCTCTTTACGGCGCATACCCCCGAAGTTAACGTCTTCGGGTCTAGGAAGGTCTAGCTCCATCATTTCTCCCTGAACTTGGGGTCCTGAAGTTTAGCATAGACCTCTTTCTGATATGCGAACTTGGCATCGCCTGAGACCAACTTGGCTAGGGCAAACGAGTCAGCGGCGTTGTCATCCGTGAACTCTGCATCCCAGCATTTATATACCTGTAATAGCATTTGGCTTTTAGATATGCCGTTACCTTTACCTGTTACATACTTCTTGAGGTTGGTAGGCGGAACAATAAGTGGATAGATACCAAAATCTAGGAGGGTGAGCTTAACCATCCCGCCCAGCTCTCCCAGCATATTGGCCATCTGGGAACCGAAGGCATAGCCTTCCATAGCTACATCAACAACACCCTCGTATGAATACAGGATGTTCATTAGGTGGCTTTGTATATCTTTTAGGCGCTCAATGCCGCCCTTGTCAGACTTATAGACTGTTGTCCTGTAGGTATCTCCAAACAAGACAGTTATAGCAAACCCGCTATATGACTGGTCAATCCCCATGAACACGGGTTGCTCCCGTGCGACAGCAGGCAACCCGCCATCGAATATCTTGAGGGGCATTAGAACTTACGGCTCGTGAATCCTGGGTTCGCAGTACGGCGTGACAGTTCACGGCTGATTACCTTGGTGCTTTCGGTAACGCCGTCCTGGATGCTCTTAAGCAATGAATGGTAGTTGCGACGAACTGCTAGCTCGTCCTCTAACGCCTGTCCTTCAGGGCTGGATATTACCTTGGCCTTAGTACGGGCCACGGTCTCGCCCTTGACTGCCTGCAATAACATCGATGCCTCATAGCGGTCGAAATCCTTGGTGGCGTTCTCTTCGTCAATGCGAGCACAGGAAATCTGTAGGAGCAGGAAGTTGTTGTATTCAACAAAATGCTGGAATAGGCGCATCAGCTCTTGGTCTTCAATGTCTGTAAGGTCGTCAGGGATTACGGGGATACTATCGTTGTAGGTAGTAGTGGCTCCGTAACCTTGTGTGATTAGCTTTGCAACTGCTTCTGCACTTGCTGTACCTGTGTTTAGCGTAATCATTAGTACTCCTTACAACTACTGCATAGTTCTGGACCACCTATATTACACACAGGAGGGGTACCTTTGGCAACTGCATCCACAATCATTTGTGCCGCGTCAAATTTCTCGTTGATACCAAAATCGCTCTTAGGAATGATGAGCTCTTTGTACTCCTGAGTAGGCTTGGACTCGTATATGAAACAGGCCTCTTGTGGGGCAGGTTGGTCAAAACCAATTAGCTCAATGAGCTTCATGTAAATCTGTGCTTGCATGATGTGGCTTTGGAACGGGGCATCAAGGGCAGCCCATATCTTCTTGAAGTCTCCGTCATGCTTGTATAAAAGGTCAGGTGACTCCCAGCGAATCGTACCTTCGCCCACTGACTTAATCTCTAGCAGTAGTGGGTCATCAAACCCTACAAGCCAGCCGTCAGCGTGGCCAGCAATACGCATCTGTGGATAGTCCAATGGGACTTCCTTGTACTTAACGCTATTAGGGTTGCCGTTGTGGTCTCCTGGCATACCCCAGAAAAATTCATCGCACTCTACGCATTCCCAAAGGCCGTAGATGGCGTTCATATCCTTGAATCGTTGTTGCCACTTATGGTGGATGGCATGGCCTTCTTCAAACACGCCATCAGTTTGCATGGATAGCTTGCGTTTGGCTTTTGCAGGTGGCAGGCCAGTAAGGTGGAAGTAAGAAGCACGATAGCACCAACTGTCCTTGGCCATCTCAGATGGATGCAGGACGTCGGTACGTCGGTCATTAACACGCGGCGTAGCAAGGAAGTGACGCTCCAGCTTTCCTAGTACTCGACTCTCTTTCTTAGTCGTATCTAGGAACTGCTTAAACGCTCCTGTAGGCTTCTGTGCCATCGTGCCCCTATTCTTTGTTAATCCACTCTTCTACGGTCATCTTATTACGAGTTGCCTTACGTTGTAAAGCATTTCGTTCTCGGTGGCTCATGCCGCCAAAGATGCCGTGCTGTTCATCAATCTCTATGGCAGATAGCAAACATTCCTTACGCACTGGGCACTCGGACTTGCCATCTTTGCCAAAGCAAATAGCTTTAGCCTTATCAGCAATTGGTTTGTATTTAGCTTTGTCTCTGGGCGGGAACCACATCTCTGTGTCCATGCCACTGCACTTAGCGTGATAATACCAACGGTCTAGGGGGTCTCCCTTGTACACGTACACTCCTGGAGGTAATGGCGGAGCTCCAGGTAATCATCTTCAGTCAGCATAACGTAGTTATTGCCGTTCAAATGGAATCCAAGGACAGGTGTCCGACTATCCAGAATTGCTTCTGTGACAATCTTCTCCAGCTCCACCGCTTTGACGGTGAACTGGGTTTTGCCCGTCCACTTATGCTCGACCAACAGGTCGTCTGAACGAACATCACCCTTCCGACTCCAAAAAGCACCGCTCCCAGCGTTGCGTTTCCCGCCAATCTTTTTAGCGAGTCGGTCCTCGTGTTTCCGTGACTCTTTCTGTCCCTTAGTCCTCATCGGACTCTGCGACAAACTTAGAGCTCTCCAAGATGCTCCGAAGAACATCTTTCTCCAGTGTTTCCCTAAGGTCAATCTCTTCTCTCAAGGACTTTAGGATAGCATCTCCGCCCTGCCACTGTCTATCGCCGTAACGATAGTAAGCACCCGCTCGAGTAATAACGCGGTTAAGGATGCCTAAAGCAACAATTTCCTTGCCCGCATCAAAATCGCCTGGCATTAAATCCCCGCCCTCGGCAAAGTAAAAGTCAACATATGCTGGTGGGTTGATAGCAGAGGACTTGTTCTTCAAGGTACGAATCTTGATGGTCTGTCCTACACGACGCTTGTTATCGCCAGTGCCTACCTCAATCCAGTCATCGCGTTTTACCTCAATACGGGTAAAGAACGAGTAATCCTTGCCCAAGCCGCCTGGGGTAGTACGTGGGTCGCCATACATGACGCCAATCTTTGAGCGCCACTGGTTAATCATAATTCCAATGAATGGTCGGTCTTGGTCTACAAGACTGCGCTTGCTTGCCTTGCCTACCTTACGGAAGAACTTGTTAGATGCGATAGCGGCACGGCCAACGGTGGACTCGCCCATCTCACGGTCATCCTCAGCACTTGGCACAAGGGCAGGAAGTGAGTCAATGACGATGCAGTCTACGTTGCGGCTCTCAGCCAATTCGATAACAGCATCCATGGCGTCTTCCATGACATTAGTAGAAATGACATAAACGCGTGAGGTATCAACGCCGCACATATCTGCGTATGAAGGAACCCACTGCTCTGCAGCAATCCACACAGCGGTGAACTCTGGGTCGCGCTTCTGATTAGCAGCGATGGTCTTCAGGGCAATAGCAGTCTTGCCGTTAGATGCTTCTCCTACAATCTCATGCCACTGGTTGACAGTCCATCCGCCACCCAGTGCAACGTCTAGCGCTAATGAACCGCTAGGGAATCGTTCTAGGATATTGTCACGAATCTCTGAGCCCTTGACGATAGTTCCAGCGCCAAGCTTCTTGTTAATCTTGAGTACGAATTTGTCTAGTTCTGCTGTAGCCATTAAATATGTCCAATGATAGTCTGTGGGTTAAATCCGCCTGTTGCAACTTGTTTTGCTGGTTGAGCAGGGCCACTAGCTTGAGGTCCGCTAGTAATTCCCTTACCTAATCCAGAACCTGACTGTTGAATAGGGTAGCCGCAATCATAGCAGCGTGCCTTGAGTTCAGGCGAAGGCTTAACATAGTTACCACTGCCACATCCAGGACAGCGTTGTGGGTTCAAAGCACTTGGCGGTAGAACCTGCGGCTCAATTGAAACCGTAGGGTTAACAGCTACATAGCCAGGATTTGGCGGTTGTACTGGTTGCTGCTGCTGCTGTTGTGTTGGAGGAAGTGCCTGTCGAGGAGCTGGACTCCCCATCTTGCGTGACCACCAGTCATTGCTCATCTGTTGTTACCTCACCTGCCCATGCCGCTCCAGGTAGGAGCAGTCCTGTACTAAAAGCTATTGATAATGCTGACATGATAGCAGTAAATCCAATTTGTTGGAAAACCTCGTAGCTGGCTTCGGCATACTCCTCAATAATCTGAATCTCTTCTTCATCTAGCTCTACTAGGTCTTCTTTAAGAGCATCCTTGAGACCACGCTCTTTAATAACGGCAATAGCCTGAGCGTTGATATCTGCGACCATGGCAGCGTAGTCCGTGAACATACTGATAGGAAGCATGCGCTCGTCACTATCTTGGCGTTCTTTTTCAGCGCCCTCTTCGCTAATACTGTTAATACCTAGTTCAGCAGCAATAGACTCTGGGTCTTCAATCTGCATGTCGTACAAGTACCAACGTACCAGGGTAGTTAGAGGAATAGTCGTAGACTCGATGACGTACTGCTCTTCCTTTTCACGCTTAAACCAATCAAACAGACCCATTACTTGGCCTCACCCCATCGGTCAACAATCTTTACATCCGCAATCAGCGGAATAGTCTTGAGCATAGATACGCCTTCCATTGCCTCACGAATAGCTTCGGCAGTCTGTTCAGCTAGATGCTCTGGGCAGGATGTCACAAGTTCGTCGTGTACTGTAAGGAGGAGTTTAGCACCTTCTGGAATCATTTTATGGGCCCGTACCATGGCTATCTTCATGACGTCAGCGGCGGTGCCTTGGATAACCGTATTGAACGCCTGACGCTCAGCGCTGGCCTTTTTGTCCCGCAAGGCAGACGTGATGTCTGGCAGGTAGCGGCGGCGCCCTGTGGCGGTGGTTACATATTTATTCTTGCGTGCCACGCCAATGACCTTGAGCTTATATAGGCCTACGGCAGAGAATTTTTCAGCAAAGTCGTTGAGCAGCTTCTTAGCCTCTGTCACCGTACAGCCAATACTGCGGGCAATCTTGTCGGGACCTACGCCGTAAGCCATAGATAGGACCAGCGTCTTACCAGCGGCGCGGTTAACGCCCATGGTATTAGCTACCGTCATGTAGATGTCTTCCTTGTTCAAGTATGAATCCACCATGATGGGGTCCTTAGAGAAGTCAGCAATGATGCGCGGTTCAATCTGCGAGTAGTCTGCTACGACTAGCTTGTAGCCCTCAGGGGCAATAAACAGGTTACGAATAGCCTTACCGTGCGCTGTGGCAGGGTTAGGTACGTTCTGCAAGTTAGGGTTACGACTAGAAAAGCGACCTGTCTCCGCGCCGTTCTGCACAAAGTCACAGTGGATGCGACCGTTGATTAACAAGCTATCACGGTACTCGGTAATAGCTTTGCCGTTGGTGGTCTTGGTGACGTCTCCGCCAAGGTAGGGAATTACATAGGTTGTCAGCAATTTGTTCAAGTCTGAGTATTCGACAAGGAGCTTACATAGAGCGTCACGTTCCTTGTTCTCAGCAAGAGCATCAGATGAGGTTGAGTAGTCTGTGTACTCTAGCTCTTTACCTTCCTTATCTTTCTCCTCGCCCTTGGGGGTCAAGACCTTAGTCTTCAGACCACGTCCGCCCTCTGTTTTAGGCTTGTACAAAATCTCTTGGCGTTCAGGGATGGAGTTAATGTTGAACTGCTTACCAGCTTCTTTATAGATGGATGCGCGCTTGATATCAAGTTCTGCTTCAAGGGTAACCTGTAGCTTAGCAAGGCTAGGCATATCGATAGGAGCACCAGTTAGCTTCATGTCACACAGCACAGCTAGGACATCCATCTCTAAGCGCATGACCTTCTCTACGCCAGCCTCTGCCAGCTTAGGGAGGACAGCCTTCCACAGCAAAAATGTGTACTTAGCATCTAGTGCTGCATACTTATAGGTATCCATGAACGAGTGAGCTTCAATCTCTTTGCCCACGCCCTTAACCATCTCGTAGCCAAGCTCGCGTTTCAAGCAGTCTGCTAGACCACAGCGACCCTTGTTACGGGTGTCATAGAGGAACGATGCAATCATGGTGTCAAAGTATGGGCCAGTAGGTACACGGCCACCGTAGTACTTGGCAACTGAGGTAAGGTCAAACGCTAGGTTGTGACCAATAGTAAGAATCGTGTCATTAAACATCAAGGGCTCTAACGCCTTAAACACCTCGCCTGGAAACATCTGCTCAGGCGCAGGCGCAAATACTTTGGTTGCCTTCTTTTCGTTGCGTGAGTAGTCGCTTTCACGAGGTTCATGACCTGCGTCTACACGCTTCTGTCCCTGACCTGTAAGGGGGCGGTCTAAGCGTAGGAACTCACCATTGGGATGGCCCATAGGAATAACATCTACGCGACCGTATGTAGCAAAGCTAATCCATACTACGTCATTGATAGGAGTATCGCCTCGACGGTCTCCCATAGTTTCCACGTCAAATGCAAACGCATCTTGCTGAAGATAGTGCTGAACCATCTCATCTAATTGTTCTTGATTAAGTATAAGCCCCATGTATTACCCCTTAAAAGGCCCAGAGGCGTAGAGAAAGGGGTTAAAACTACGCCTCTGGACAGCTAGTGTGTTCCCTATTCGTTTACAAGCTCTTGAGCAATTTCAAGAAGTTCTTGGTAAGAGCTCTCCTTGATGATACTGCGGTCGTAAGGCTTGAACGTAGGAACTGCAGCCTCTACCTCAGCCTCGTTCAGGCCCCAATCTTCATTGAGGTCACGAGCCTTGACAGAGTTCATGTGGTAAACAGTTGTCTGCATCTTGCCAGTGCGGCTCATCGCCCAGTAGTTCTTGGTCAATGGACCTTGAGGTGAGAAGTGAGCGGCATGGATTGTCTTGTAAAGACGTGGTGTTGCCACAAGTTGTTGACGCTGTGGTCCGTCTGGTGCACTGAAGTTAATAATGCTGAATGCCTTCTTGTCTTCTGGGCGGTGCTTTAGCACTGTGCAGAGTGGGCACTTTTCTCCCATGCAAATGTATGACTTCTTGCCAGCTTTGTTCTGTAAGAAGTGAAGCTTGTAGACAGCGAACGGGCCGTCTGGGTCAATGAACTTAATAATCTGAGGGTCCTCAGACTGCTTAAAGTCCACTGGATAACCGTCAGTTGGTGCTGACGTTGTGGTTGCTGCATCCCAGCCAGCTGCAATGCTGCTAGCTGCTGAGGTTGCTGTTGATTGTGCAGGACGAGCATCAAGTGTCTCGTCTGCTACCAAGTAGTTTTCTTCTTCTGTTCGGCTAATGGCCATTGGGTTTCCTTAGTTAGTATGTTTATTGTTCGATTAAGTTGTCCCAAGCGTCAGCAATTTCCTTGGCAACGGTTGGGTGTTTAGACCAGTCTATACGCGGATTGTCCATAAGTCCATTCCTTGTAAAGATTGAGATTGCAGCCTCAATCATTGGCCTGGTGTACAAGCGACGACCTTTACGGTCGACTCCTGTTTTGTCCTTCTTAGTTGGAAGACGATAGGGCGACTCAGGCAAATAGCCCCACTTAAACCATGCACGTATAGTTATCAGTGGTCGCCCTAAAGCTTGTGCCAAGGCACCAATAGCAAACATCTCAATGTCTTTACCACTGGGAAGTGTTTTGATATAGGGCTTGGAATCCCAACTTTCCTGAACCTTAGGCTCAGGCTTTACGACATCACGACGCTTACGCTTGCTACCTGGATAGTAAACATCCAAGCCAGCAAACGCTGAGTCAATAAGGTCGTCCTCCATACTTATCCCCTATTCATAAGGAACGCGTAGGAAACCTTCTTAGGAAACATCTTGTCGATGTCCTCTTCTGTGAGCTTGCCTTGATAGTAGGCAGCCATGATTGCGTCTTCATCTAGGACGGGAACTTGCTTAACACAGTCAGCTGTAAGTTCTTTAGCAGCAAGGATTGATTCTGCAACATCCATGTCAATAGATTGGCTGACACGGCGCTGCTTAGAAATTGACTTGATGCCACTAACGCTGTCATCTACCTCAAAGGTAATGTGACCACGGCCATCGACCTCACCCAGCTCGTCTACAACTTCGGTAAGGCGAGCTTTAATCTCTGACTGACGCTTGGTAAGTAAGTCAGTCTGCTCCTTGAGAGCAGCTGCTTGTCGTACTAATTCTCGGACTTGGTTGATGTCCATATAAACCCCCTTGGTTATAGGGGAAAGATTAGTTTGAAACGCCCTTTGTGTCAACTTCAGCTAGGTAAGCATCTAGGGATTTAATAATGACGCTGGTAACAGTTACGCCGTTGCTCTTGGCTTTGGCCTGTACAGCCTTCCAGAGGTCGTCAGGTACGCGAATAGTGCGTGTTGGGGTCTTAGGTGCGTTAGGCATTGTTCTAGTATACCAGTCCTATACATTCGAGGTTTGGAGAAACTGACGCAGGCTTGTCAGGGTGATAGGCACCCCGCCGTCATCGTCAATTCCTAAGCCATCTACCACTGCATTAGCGATAGACGTCTTTTGCATCAACGCTTGGTGTTGACGCTCTTCAATAGAATTCTTCATAATCATATCTTGAATGACGATAGTAGGCCAAGTCGATGAAGCCCGCTTTATTCGTCCATTACGTTGAATTGCTCCTCCTGATGACCAGGGTAAATCATAGTTAACCAGTAGATTAGCAGCAGGAAGGTCAACACCGTAACCGCCAGCATCGCTAGAAATGAGTACCCGAATTTCTTCTTGAGTGTTGAACGCAATCTTGTTGTCCTCCTTGGTCTTGGCATCCATCTGACCTGAGTATAGTCGACAACGCTCAGGACCTAAAGCTTCGGCAATCTTCTCCAGCATGCCAACATAAGATGCAAATATAACTACCTTGTTAGCAGGGTTCATATCTAAGTGAGCTGTTACATACTCAGTTAGCATATCTAACTTTGGTGAAGAGGTGATGCCCTCTAAATGTCCGTCATCGGAAAGACCAGCTGCGTATGCAGAACCTTCGCCGTTCATCTGGTGGAACTTAATAGCGCTGTCTTTAACTAGGTCAGGGTGAGAGCACAGCATCTTGAGTGCCCCAATTTTTGCCATAAGACGACCACGAATCTCATCAGCGGCTCCGCCCCATTGCTGTTCGTGCCCGTAGTGAGCCAAAACGTTGAAGGATGAGCCGAACAATGCCTGTGCTTCGTCTAGGTCAGTAAGCAAATCGTTCTTGATGCGCTCGTAGAGCTTGGACGCCTTACGGTCAAAGAATATCTCCAAAGGGTCCTTGTGAATGGACTCAGGCAGGAACGGCGCAACATCTGGGTCAGTCTGTGCTTTACGTACGCAAGCAGTCTTTAGCTTAGTGTGCAGGACAGGCAAATTGCGGTAACGGTCTACGCCACCCCATGTATTACGAACAATGAAGGCTTGGTCAAAGATATCAAAGCGACCTAGCACAGAGTCATCAACGAACTGCATGATGCTGTACAACTCTTCGGGTTTGCCGTTTTCAATTGGCGTGCCTGTGAGGGCAAACTTGTAAGGAGCGTTAGCAAGACGCTTAACAGTCTTAGACCGCTTTGAACGAAATGACTTAATAGCTGTTGCTTCGTCGAGTACTACAAATCCTCTAGGGAGTTTTGCAACGTAGTCCCAGTCGTTAACAACTTGCTCATAGTTAAGAATGACGTAGTCAACGAGGGAGTGTCCCCAGTCATATGCCTCTTCGTATTGGGCTTTTCGTTTAGCTGGCGTTCCGTCAATGACCAAAGGACGTGAAGAACCACTGGTAAATTTCTCAATCTGATTAGCCCACTGATATTTCAGCGAGGATAAACATATGATAATGCCTGGCTCTGTAATTTTGCCCTCATCCATCAACCGCTCTAAAGCGGCAATGGTCAGCACAGTCTTACCTAAGCCAAGGTCGTAAGCTACGAGCATCTTCTTGCGCTCGCACATACGGTCTACAGCTTCAGGCTGATAGGGAAGTAACGTTCCTGTAAAGGTCATACATGGGCCATCATTCTGGTTTTTATCAATAGCTCCAAGTCTTCAATAGAGCCTGAGTTCATGAAGATTTGGTCAACGGGATAGCCGTCCAGCTCTCTTTCAGAGACGTGGCCGTTGACAGGGCCAACGCCATTGCGCTTAATGCGCCATATCTGAGAGTTGTCGTACTTCTTAATAGCCTTGGCTTCGTTCTCAAAGCGGACATCAGTAATAACCCAGTTCTCCTCAAAATGAACACGGCGCATTGCTTGTTGTACCCAGAAGTTCTCACTAAAGACCTTGCGAGCGCCTACTCCTAAGTTCTGCAACATGGAGCGGACTTCAGGGTTTTGCTTAGCTGTATCCCATCCTTCTTGGTCAACCAAAAGCTGTAGGGTGCTGTGGATGTCGTACCCTAGTGTTATCTTGGGGTTCATCTCATACAGCAGTTCACGGATAGGGTCAGCAAACGCCACCCGCTGAAAGTCGTACTTCTCTATAAGAATCTTGGCAACAGTGTCCTTGCCTGACTGTGCAAATCCAGTTAGTCCGATAATCATTCCATGCTGTCCAATGCTTCTATGGCGCGCTCTGCTAAACAGGTCACGCAATCCGACTTGAGACGAAACTTACCAGTGTGGGGACATTGCCCGCTAATCATGCGAAGGGCTATAGATACCTTACGTATCTTATCTTCATCCGTAGACAACTGACTTTCCTCTCAGACTGTACTTGGCATTAGCGATGCCAGCATCAATCTCTGACTTACTCATGCCGCCTACATCCTTGACGTCGACGCCTGTGTAATCAAAGAACCAGACTCCAAGACTAATGCTTTTTGCCCAATCAAACAACTGTCCTGACGACTTGCGTCCAGCGTCGTCGTTATCCATGGCAATAATCAAGCGGTCAGCGCTTTGGATAAGGGTCAGCTGCTCTTTGGAAACTAAAGCTCCATAAGCCGCAACGCCACCTAGTTGACCTACAGAAGCCAACCTAGCCACATCTAACGGCGACTCAACCAGAATCATGTACCCACCTGAATACTGGCCATAACCAAAGAGAGCACGGCTCTTCTTAACGCCTGTAGGTTGGTTCTTAAAGAAACGGCTGTTGTTCCCCTTCTCCTGCCATCCCAGTAACTTGTTATTGCGCGGGTCACGGATAGGAATAATCCAGCTGTCATGGCGCGGGTCCCACAGAATCTCGTAGTGCTCAGCCGCCATAGAGGAAATGCCACGACTCTTGAGCGCCTCTGCGGGCGGTGCCGTGTAGATGGCAAGCATGGACTCTTCTAAGTAATCAATCTTCTCAGGCTCTGGGTTCATGTTCTTAAGCAACGAGTTAAACGCTAAGCGCAAATGATTAGAACTGTCCTCAAGCCACTCCTGCGTATCTAACTCTACGCCACCAATGTAGTTAACAAGAAACTGTAAGCCTCCTTTGAATCCACAAGAGAAGCAGATGTGAGCACCAGTATCAGCGTTGATAGACCACGAAGGGTTGCGGTCTTCTTTGCCTGTTAGTTCTAAGTGTCCAGGGCAACGAGCTTGCACTTCATTACCACGTGTGCCAGTTACCTCAATCCCTAAGCGGGCAAGGATGTCTTCCATCTCGTTGGTAGTCATTAGTCAACGTTCAAATCTGATTCGTCAATCTCACGGAAGGTTCCGCTATCCCAGTTAAAGGTAAGTTCAATCTCGGCAGGTCCAGAGTTACGGCTAGCCATAATCTTCAAGGTACGCATATCGGAGATGTTTTCGTCTTGCTTCTCTAGGCCAAAGACAACGTCAGCATCTTGGCCAAAGGAAGAAGAGTAACCAATGGAGTACATGTCAGCCTTACCGCCCTTGGTCTTGCTCTCAAGGAACTGAGTTGACATGAGGATAGGTACTTCGGCAGACATAGCTAGGCGCTTGCTTCCACGAGTGATGTTGGTAATCGCTTGTGGTGAGCCTTCTTTTTCGCCGTTCTCGTCCACCATCAAGTACGTACCATCAATGATGACTACATCTGGTTGGATGGTCTGAATCTTATTGGCGATGTTGGTCAAGGTAAATCCTCTGCCGCTCTCGCTGTTAATGACGTGGAAGCCAGCTTCGTAGTCGTTCAGGTTCTTTAAGTTACGCAGGTAACGAGCTTCTTCCTCGCTGGTCATGGTACCTGTAGAAAGACGCTGGTAGGCAAGCTTTGAACGCATAGAGTCATAACGAAGTGCTTGCTCAAAAGCCGTCATCTCAAGAGATGCAAACAGGATGGAGTGACCCTCTGCGTGCATGTTCAACGCCATCTGCATGAGTAGCGTGGACTTACCTGTCTTGGGCAAAGCTGCAAGAACAATAAGCTGACCCTTCTGAATACCGCTGAGGGTTTGGTCAATGGAAGGGAAGCCTGTGGCGTAACCAAGCATTGAGTCAGGTCGGTTCTTACGGTCTAAGTACTCTTGGTAACGAACCTCGGCGTTAACGGTTAGG